GTATTTCAGGTCGAGCTTGTTTTCCTTTACGAAATTGTCCAGGACCTCCTGAACGGCGGGTTCGTCGGACGAAAGCGAAAATCGGCCGTTGAAAACAAACGACCGGTCCATCACGGCCAGGCGCCGCGTCATGAGGGAGTTGTCCCACATGAAATAGGCGATCTCGAACATCCGGTTCTGGGCCATCGGCAGCAGGTCGCGGAGGCGCGAATCGAAGCCGGACATCCGGCGGTAGCCCATCTTGCCGGGGTCGTAGTTCGCCGTCGCGGGCAGGGCCATCTGCGCCCGCCGGATCTCCTCGGCGACGATGGCGCGGATCTCGGTCTCGCCCTTGAGCGTAGGCGCGATCGCCCGCGCTATGCGTTCCCGGATGTTCGTCATGCCGCCCTCCTGAACCGGTTGAAAAACCCGCCGGCGCCCCGCATGAGATTATGGTCCCGCCCGGAGACGGATCCCTTCTTCTCCGGTTCGCTGCCCAGGCACACCGCCCGCACATTGGACGACGCCGCCTGGATTGCCAGGGCCAGCGCCCAGAACCGGTCCGCATGGCCGCCTTCGGAGCGCTCCGCGGTGAACCGGATGTTCCCCGCCGCGGTCGTCTCCTTCGTCACGGACCGCAGATCGGCGCGAATCGCAGGGTCATAGGGGATCCGGAGCTTCCGGTCCTCCATCCTGCCGCGGACCGGGTAGGCCAGGGCCTCCTTGACGTGCGGGGTGAACGTGACGCATTCGGCCTTGTATTCGCCGAATTTCTTCACCGCGTCGTCGCCCCAGCCGATGCCGAGGCCCGTGTAGTCGAGATCGAACCGGAACGTTTTCTCCAGCCACGGCCAGAGGATTTTTTCCTGGTCCGGCTTGCTCATTTTTTTCAGCGCGATGACCCGGCGCGTGTAAAGGACGTCGCCCAGAAGCTCCAGGACCCACAGGACCGTCAAATCCTTTTTCCTCCCGATGTCGAGGCCCGCGAAGAGCGGCCCCGCGTGCGGGGAATCCAGATCCGTCTCCCATTTCTCGGTCTGGCCGTATTCGCAGGCGGCGATCAGGTCGTATTCCAGAAACGCCAGGGCGTCGTCCGCCGGGTTGCACATGTACTCCTGCTGGAAGGATTCCTCGTCGGCGCAGCCCGATTTGATGAAATCGTAATAGGCCGCCTCATCCATCGCCCGGCGCTGGTCCGACTCCGGGAGGGACTGCTGCAATTTCCAGAGGAATCCGTCGTTGAGCGCGTCCTCCAGCGTGACACGGTGCAGGCTGATATTTTTGGGGTTCCGATGTTCCCGGACCTCCCGCACCAGGCCGTTGAAAAAATTGGCGCTGCCGCGGTGCGTGGAAATGACCTCCATCGCGCCGCCCCAGGTGATGCCCGGATAGGCGATGGACCATAGCTTGCGGGGATCGGGATGGAGCGCGAACTCGTCGAGGACGCGGCCGCCCTTCTTGCCCGCCTGGGCGTCCGGGTTGGAGCTCATGGAGTGGATCCGCCGGCCGGAGGCGAAGTGCAGTACGAAGGCCGAGATCCTCTTCTCCTCATCGATTACGCGCTCGCCCAGGTCCTCGGCGGCGACATGCAACACCTTGGCCCACATTTTGCAATCCTCGATAAACAGCCGCGCCTGCAGGTCGTCCCGGCTGGAGACCCACTGGTCGCTGCGCGCGCCCGCCTCGGCGGTCCGCTCCGTGCAGGCGTAGGAGGTGCTCCAGGACAGCCCGATCTGGCGCGCCTTCTCCATCAGTTTCAAGAGGCTTTTGTCCAGGATCCATTTCTCCTGATAAGGGAGAAACAGCGCGCCCGGGTTGGCCGGGATGATTTTGGCGTTTCCTTTTTTCATGAGGCCATCATCAGGACGTCCCGCCGGATCTTCTTGATCGTCTCGGCGGAGACGCCCTCCCTTTTCGCCGTTTTTTCTATGGTTTCCGCCGCTTTTTGCAGCAACTGCTGCCGGGCCTCTATCTGCCACTTCTTCTGGGCGACGGCGGTCCGGTTGAGTTTCGAGATCGCGGTCGTCAACTGGACAAAATCGACATCTTTCGGGTCCAGGTCCTCCATTTCGGACAGGACCTGAAACGATTTTTCCTGGCAGAGCCGGGTCAGGGCGTCGCCCATGAGGCCGGCGTCGTCCCCGACGGCCTCCGCGATCGCGCGGGCCTGCTCGGTGGCGATCTTGATCGCCGAGAGCTTCGCCTCGAACCCCTGGCCGTAGCGGTGCGCGGCCGCGCGGGAGATCGTTACCTCCATGCCGGCGTCCCGGAGCCGGTCGTTGAGCCAGACTGCGATCTCGTCGTAGGCGGAAAAATTCCGCGCGATCAGGAGCCGGTCAAACTCGGCCTTGATCTCCGGCGGCAGTTGATCTATTTTAGAGCGCGCCGGCATCACCACCTCTTCGGCCGGGCGATCCCCGGATGACACTCAACGGTATATTCGACGACGTCGATCCCGTGGTTGTTGATCTTGGCGAACCACACGGGCGTATCCTCCCGGGTGACGGACACCAGATCGCGTTCCGCGAGGTAATCCAGCGCCCGCCTGATTTCCATGCTGGTGATGTCCGGTATTACCGGGACGATCGATTTGAGCAGGATCGTCTCCGCCGTCCCGACGGGCTGGGCGGCGTTCAGCGCCAATAGGAGCATCCAGCGCAGCTCTTCGCGGCGACTCTTTTCCAGGTTGATATCCATCTCAACTGTCCTCCTGTCGTTTCTCCTTCCGTCGTTCCCGCAACGATTCCACCAGGTCGCGCAGGCGATCCAGCTTCGTATTGATCACCCCCTCGTGCCTGATGAAATCCTCCTTGCGCACGTAGTTGAGCGGGAGATCGGCCTTCAACTCCAGGATCTGCCGCTCAATGTTCTGCCCCTGTTCGGCGATCTCCCGGATCTCTGCGATCTGACGCCCCAGGTCCAGGAACTGCTGGCGCATCATGGTTTTTTGGACGCCCAGCATCAGCCCGCTCCACGCGGCGACGAGGCCGCCCAGGAAAACGAATATCTGCCATTGATCCGTCATCGCCGGCCCCCTATGAACCCATCGGCAAACCCGAAGCCCACCGCCTGCGCACCGGACATCCAAAATTCCCGCTTGCGGATGAGGTCGTCGATCTCGGCCTTGGTCAGCTTGCCCCGCGTGGCCAGCCAATCGTTGCGGACGTTTTGGAGGTGCCGCAGGATCCGGCTCTCCTCCTCCTTGTCCGACGGCGTGGATATGTCGATCATTTTGAACGACATCAGCTCGTGCCACATCAGATCCGCCTGCGGGCCGACGAACCGGCGCCCGATGTCGCCGGCGACGAAGACCAGAAAACCCGCCGACGCCGCGTAACCGTCCACCCTGGTCTCCAGCGAGTTCCCCTCGCTTTGCCAGCGCTGTATCATCGAGATGATCCGCTGGGCGTTGAAAAGGCTGCCGCCGGGAGAGTGGATCTCGATTATGGCCTTTGTGACTTTATTCGCCCGCAGATAACCGAAAAATTCCGCTGCGGCTTTGGCATCGATGCCGTTCAGAAGAAAATATCCGCGCGGTCCGTCGCTTTCGTCCAGGACGCTCATTGCATCGTTCGGATAGTTCCTGTGCGCGTCCGCCCTGGTCTCGCGCACACGGAAATCTCCCGCGACGTGACAGGTCAGGCATTCTCGCTGCATTTTCGTTTTCGGACAGGGAATGATTTGGATTGTTGCCTGTCCCGCGGCGCCCGCCGGCGCGGGTTCTTGGTCGGCCGCCGCCCAGCCGGCGCTTGCAATCAGCATTGCTCCCAGGATCATCAACACGCGCATTGCAGTCTTCATGTTTCCTTCCTCCCCAGGGTCGCCACCATAGTGGCGGTTTTGTCGGCGCTGCCCTTGGACGACCCGAAAAAGTATTGCAGCACCTGGCCGAAGCCGGTTGAAAGCGAACCAAAAAGCATAAAGACCACGCCGTTCTGATCGTCGGGGAGCTGCACGAAGAGAAGAAAAGTTAGGAGGATGAAGAATCCGCAAACCACAGTCCAGGCCAATATGTAGAAATTGACGTCCGTTTTCCCGGTCGATTTCTCGTGCGCCGTCTGCCGCGCCCGCGCGTCGGCCACATCCGCCAGGCGGGCGCGTTCCGCCTCGAGGACGAGCTTCTCCATCTCGAGACGGTGAGTCGCCTCGAATTCCTTGAGCTTCAGGAGCGCTTCGGGGTTTCGCCGGATCTCCATCTCGACGGCCTCCTCGGACGGCGTCACGCCCAGGGCGGAGGCGGCGAGTTTGATGATCCCGCCGATCGCCGCCCCCGGCGCCCCGAAGAGAGCCCCGAAGAGCGGCGCGGCATCCGCGATTTTTGCCGCAGTATCCTTCCAGTCCATAGGCTACCTCCGCAAGGCTACCCCAGCCTGTTGTTGTGGACCACGACCCAGGCATAGAAGCCGATGATCGGGATCATGGCGATCGCAAGCCAGCCCGACGGCGCATAAATTACGGCAGCCAGGAGCAGGGCGAGAAAAAAGGCCTTGCTCACGATCAGAGCCGGGACCTCGCCGATCATCAGCATGAGATAGGCGAGGACTATGTTCGCCTCTCCGCCGCCGCGCTTGAAGACTCGCAGGGTGGTGATGACGTCCAGGACCTGGAGCGCCGCCACCGCCGCGAAAAGAAGCCAGAGTTTCATGTCGACACCTCATAGTTCAAAATGGACCCTGTCCTGGCCGGGAAACCGGCCGCCCCAGACAAGCCCGACCGACTCGCCGATTTTCCCGGCCTCCTCGTAATCGGGGATCTCGTTGAGATTCGCGTCCGCCTTCAGTTCCCAATGCGGCCGCCCGCTGCGGGTAATGGCGATGTCGAAAGCCCGGGATTTGTCGTTGTCGAGAATCTTGTCGTCGAGATCGATCAGGTGCTTGGATTGCAGAGTCCATGTGATTTTGCGGATATTTTCCTGGAACGAGAGCGGAGGCATCCCGGCCAGCCGGCGGCGGTGATTTGTCTCCTCCAGCTTCTCGCGGCCCTGGGCGTAGAGAGCGAGCTGCTCGCGAACCGTCCTGGCGGTGCACGTGACGATGAACGGCAGGCCGGCGGCGGCCATCGCCGCGGAGAAGGCGTAGAATTTCTTCTGCAGTTCGGGAACCAGGTCTTCGATCTTGCGTGACGCCATTGGCCTTTTCCCCTAAACGAAAAAAGCCCGGCCCCGGAGATCTCTCTCCGGAAACCGGGCGCTCAGGCCGCTGCTATTCAATTATTTGGGCGCTCAGGCCGCTAAATGTAATGCATCGTTGTGGTACTTAATACTAAGTCCGGCAAAATGTCAAATATTTTTATGGTAAATATGCCAGGCGCTGTCCGAGGCGTTCATGTTCGCTGGCATAAGATGAATACAGGCCGAATCCATACCCAGTTTCCATGCTGTGAAGCTCCGACAATTCGTCTGGCGACAATTTTCCGAGAGCCTCTCCTTGCTTGAGGCTGCTATATCTATCATCAAATGCCGCACATCGCTCTTTAAAATCTTCGTCTGTCATGGACTTCTTGGGCACTTCGGTAGCATGTTGTTTTACTGACCGGACGAGATCGTCAAAAGGGATGCTATGCGCGATTGGCGCAGGAGGAAGAGTCTTGGTCTTCCAGACATACAATGGCCACCCCATCATAGCGTAGATCTGTGATAATTTCATTGTCTCGCTCCTTTTGTTGCGGCATTTTCCCTCTATTATTTTTATGTGTCAAGCCTTTTTCAATCACTACAGTTTTTTTGCATCGGGGGCATGGGTCTTTCTTATAGACCGCCCGCCCTTCGACGCGGATCTCACCAAGAACTTTTCCACAGACAGGACAGCGCAGAGTTTCATAATCACTGACGTTCATTTATCCACCTATTTTTTGAGCAGATCCTTCATTCGGCGGTGATTGGCCTCCTCCAGCTGATCGCGCCGTCGAGCAGCTCCGCGTCTTCGGCGAGCTGCTCCTGGAGGGCGGCCAGGGCGATGAGAATGTCCGCCTTTTCGTCGCTATCAGCGCGTTATTACGATCTAAAATATTTCTTGACAAACAATAAAAAATAAAGTAGAATAAAATCAAAAGATGGCGGAAAATATCCGCGACGGCGGCCCGACCACCCGCCGGGAACCCACAGACGAAAGGAGAAAAATCATGAAGTACTCGACAAAACAGGACGTAATCGAGGCTGCCCAGGCATTGGGCAGCGCAGCAAAAACCTTTGGTCGCGCCAGCTCCTACATACTGGCACACACCACATCCCACCGATGTTCGGCGGGCAAAAATTGGGAGTGGGGTCGGGTCTACGCCGCCGGTAAAACTCGCCCCGCGTGGTACGCCATAAAGCACAATCGTCGTCTTTGCGGCCGTTACGTCGGCATGACACGGCTGCCGCGCTATCTCAGTTTCGACGATCGCGTCACAATCACCCAACATCCCGCCAGACAAGAGATGGCTCACCTGCTCGCCATCCCCGTGTACGCCCGCGCCTACTACATCCATCACACACGCGGTATCCGCAGATTCTCCCCGATCATTCGCCAGGCCGACCAGGAAAAAGGCGTGCTTACCCCCTTTTCTCCCATCGCCTTCGACGCGCACCGCCGGTATCCCTGGGGCAGGCTGCAAGTCCATCAGACCGGGGAGTGCGTCAGACCGCAAAATGTGGGTGTACGCACGGTCGGCAGCAACCGCGACTGGAATAGGAGATCGACCCTCCAGCGATTTGCGGATTACTCGTTCATTGCACCCGCGCGTCATGGGCAATTTTATTCTGGATTTTACGTCGATTCTTCCCGCGGCGAGCATATCGTGCGCGTATCTCCGCATCACTATAGGATCGATCGGGAGGAGATTCGGACGAGGAAATTCACGGCGCAGTGGACACCTCCCCTGCCCACACACATCCAGCGCCGCATTCTCGCCGTCCATGTCCCTTCCATGCTCACGATCCGGTACGATCGCGAGGCGAAAAAACTGATGCTCATCGATCGCGGTGGCGAGCAATACCATCTCGGATATATAGCCACAGCCAACAGCGCCCGGATGCAGGTAGCCGCGGCAATCATCGCGTTCCGCAAGCGCCGCGCCGAAAAAATCACCATCGAACACCCGGAAAGGGTATGGGTGGGAGTGGAGGACAGCTACGCGGCGGGAAATTGCCGCGCCATGACCGATCAGTTCGCCGCCGACCTGCGGAGGCGCCTGGGCGCTGAGGGTGATGTCTGCGTCCGCGGAGACGTGATCCTCGCGGCCCGTAACGACATCTACAGTCGCCGGGCCGTATCGTATGCAGCGGCACGGCAAATATAGTTGGACAGTCCCCCGCCCGGAGACCGGCAGGAGATGCCGCTCCGGGAGACCAAGCCCGGAGCCGGGCGGGGCCAATATCATAACATGGCCCCCCGGGAGGAGACAATGGCCAAAATCCCCATCCTCGTCAATCGCTACGACTGGATTCGGCGGGCCCTCGGCCGTGGGATCCACCTGAACTGCCGCGAGATCGGCGAGCGGCTCGGCATCTGCCGGAAATCCGCCCAGCGGTACATCAGTCGGCTGCGCCAGGACGGCTACCGCATCGAATACGACGCGGCCCTCAACGGCTATCGGCTCGCGCCGCCCGCGCGAAAACAGCCGGACTGCGCCCCCGCCCTGCGGGTCCTGCGCCGGGCGGCGGTCTGGGCTCGCCGCCGCGAAAACAGCTCCGCCAACGGCCTGCCGATCCCGTGGCTCGCCGAGGCGGAAAATATACTCAGAAAAGGAGAATACTGAATGAAAACAAAAATCACCCGCACGGCCCCGCGCATCAGCGACAAGTCCGCCGACCTGTACAAGTCCATTTTCGGCAACGTCAATGCCGGAATGGAATATATCGGGGATGCATTCCCCGCGCTTTACCGGCTCACGCTTGACCACCTGCGCCGGGAATTTGCCCGCGGCGAGCTGATGCTGATGATCGATGTCTGCAACGGCCTTTGGCTGACGCCCGGCCACGCCGGGCAACACCTCGACATCCAGGTCGCGGATGGGATCAGACTCGACCAGCTGGACGAAAAATGGGAAATAGACGCGGGCGCACTCAACAACAAAATCGCTGAACTGACCGTCTTCGAGGCGGCCTGCCTGGAGCTCTGGGTGCAAGCTTTCTGGCGGCAGGAGGAACACGACAACATCGAGGAGTACGTCGCAAGTATGGCCGGTAAAAAATGACAGACTCATAAACCCTCTCACCCCGCCCCACGGCGGGGTTTTTTATTCCCCGACGCTATCATCTCCCCGTCGCTTCCGCCAGGATGCCCGCCTCCTGTTCCATTTCGTTCTGCAGGATCCAGAGGATCTGCTGATCGATCGTGCGCCGGCAGCGGACGGATTCGGCCAGCAGACGCGAATACAAATCGAGGTCCCGCCGGTCGCCGAACACGATGTTGACGATCGCCTCGGGAGACGGCGCGCCGGCCCGCAACGATTCGACGGCCTCGGCCAGCGAGGGCGCGGGCGGGACGGCCTTTACCGTTTTGCCCGGTTTTGGCCCGGACTTCGCCGCGTTGTCCGGTTTTGGCCCGGACTTCGCCGCGTTGTCCGGTTTTGGCCCGGACTTTGCCGCTTTGACCGGTTTTGGCGGGGCCTTTGCCGCCTTGACAGGCTTCGGCGGGGCGGCCTGATCGGCGGGCGGCCGGGATTTCCAGCATTTTATGCCGCCGCCTTCGATTTTTGCCTTGATCTCCGCCAGGGCTTTTATCCGCGCCTCGCCCGTCTTGCCCTTCGCGGCCTGGGCGCAGACGAAACATAAACCCTCCCGGACGATGGACATCAGTCGCCCGCAATTCGCGCAGGCCTT